ACTGCACCTGCAATCGGTTGATACGGGTTACAATCTAATCTAGGGGTCTTCGGACCCCTTTTCTTTTCCACATTAATGTAAAGTTTTATTATGCCCGACCTTATTGAACTGCTGACTTATTATGTTATTGTTGCCGTGCTCTTCATCGGAGCACCTGCAGTATTTTTCACAATCGTCTTTATGCCAGCACTGATGAATACTAAAGGTGCTGTAGTTGGTTATAAAATTCACCGCGACTATGGTGATACTACAATCTACGATAAGGTAAAGTAAACTAACAAAATGGATAAATAATAATATAAGTTTTTATCCAAAATAATAAGATGAATACTAAAGTTTGCTCTCAATGCTCAAAGGAAAAAGTCGTAACTGAATTTTATAAAAGAAAGAATAGACCATCTGGTTATCTTTCCGAGTGTAAAGAATGTACCAAACAAAGAAACTTGAATAGGTACAAAGATAATCCAGATAAAATAAACGACATGCGAGCAGCAAAAACATATGGAATACCATATGATGATGTTGTAAAAATGAGAGAGGAAGCAAATGGTATTTGTAAGATATGTGGCAGAGAAGGTGTGAAGCACCATTCACGATTAGTAATTGATCATTGCCACAAAACTGGAAAGGTTAGAGGATTGATTTGCAGTAAATGTAATACAATACTTGGTTATTGTAATGATGATCCATCTATCTTGAATAAATTGTCCACTTACTTAGAAAAAAATGGTAGCATCAACATTAACACAACAACAAACACGGGGGTGGTTTGATGTCCTGGATGATTGGGTTAAACGAGATCGTTTCATATTTGTTGGCTGGTCTGGACTTCTTCTTTTTCCCACAGCTTATCTTGCTCTTGGTGGTTGGCTTACTGGGACAACTTTCGTTACGAGTTGGTACACTCATGGCCTTGCATCCTCCTATCTTGAGGGTGCAAACTTTCTTACTGCGGCAGTTAGTACTCCAGCAGATTCTATGGGTCATTCTCTTCTTCTTCTCTGGGGCCCTGAGGCTCAAGGGGACATCGTTAGATGGTTCCAACTTGGGGGACTCTGGACTTTTGTGGCATTACACGGATCTTTCGCTTTAATTGGTTTCATGCTTCGCCAGTTTGAGATTGCCCGTCTTGTAGGTATTCGTCCTTATAACGCAATCGCATTCTCTGGTCCTATCGCTGTGTTCGTCAGCGTGTTCCTGATGTATCCCCTGGGTCAATCCAGTTGGTTCTTTGCTCCATCGTTTGGTGTGGCAGCAATCTTCAGGTTCCTTCTGTTCCTACAAGGTTTCCACAACTGGACCCTGAACCCCTTCCACATGATGGGCGTGGCAGGTATTCTTGGTGGTGCTCTGCTCTGTGCTATTCATGGTGCTACAGTAGAAAACACGCTCTACGAAGATGGCGAACAAGCAAATACTTTTAAGGCTTTTGAACCCACGCAAGAGGAGGAAACTTATAGTATGGTCACTGCGAACAGATATTGGTCTCAAATCTTCGGTATTGCTTTTAGCAATAAGCGTTGGCTACATTTCTTTATGCTCTTTGTTCCCGTCATGGGTTTATGGACATCTTCTATCGGGATTATCGGATTGGGATTAAACCTGAGGGCTTATGATTTTGTAAGTCAGGAGATTCGTGCTGCTGAAGACCCGGAATGGGAAACTTTTTACACGAAGAACATATTATTAAACGAAGGGCTTCGTGCGTGGTTAGCACCAGTAGACCAACCACACGAAAATTTTGTATTTCCAGAGGAAGTTCTTCCTCGCGGAAATGCTCTTTGATAATCATCTTTAATAATCAAGACCCGAAAGGGTCTTTTTTATTGACTACTTTTCCAAACTATGATAATATAAATAATATAAGTTATTCATAGTTTGGAAAGTTATGTTGTGTATTTTAGATATAAAGTCCGCACCAAAAGGTAGAATAGCAAAATGTCTTTGTGAATGTGGGGTTGAGAAAAATATATTTTTATATTCTATAAAACCTGGTGGTAAAGTTAGAAGTTGTGGATGTTATAGGAAGAAAGAGCGGGCAAGAAGAAATGTGATAGAAAAACCTGTAGAAGAAAGGAAGTGTGATGATAGAAGATATAAGATGTTTCATAATGCTCAACACAGAGCAAAAATAAAAGGTATTCCTTTTAGTATAATTATAGATGATATTATTATTCCAGAAACTTGTCCTTTGCTTGGAATACCTTTGGTTTCTACTAATAATAAGAGAGACCCAAGAAACCCTAGTTTAGATCAAAAAGTTCCTGGTAAAGGATATACCCCAGATAATATTTGGGTTGTGTCTTCACGAGCAAACTGGATAAAGTGTGACGCATCCCTACAAGAACTAGAACTCCTAGTAGAAAATCTCAAATGTCACTCATTCTAATATTCTTCATATTATTTGGCATATTCATGGTTGTGCTATCACTCACAGACCATTATCATTATTAATAAAATAAATACTCATAAGTCGCAAGCACTTATGGGACCTCTCCAATCGCCCGAAGAATACTTGTTCAATCTACAAGCAACAAGTCAATCAGAAGCAAAACGATTATGGAGAAAACAAATAAAAGAAAGTTGGGATCATAAATGTGCTTATTGTGGTTCAGAAGAAGATTTAACTCTTGACCATGTTATTCCACAATCAAAAGGTGGATTGGATATTACAAGGAACGTTGTATGTTGCTGCAAATCTTGCAATCAATCCAAAGGACATGACCATTGGAAATTGTGGTATGTTCAGCAAGATTTTTATTGTGAAGGTAAATTTAACTTGATAGAGGAATGGATGGAACCACCAAAACCAACCAACCTCTATGCATATCGTCCAAGGAAAAATATTAGATATTAAACCCTTAATACATAAGAAGGTTGCTTTTATACTAATGAAAACCTTATCACTTTCAGAAGACCAGATTAAACTTCTGGCAGATGCTCTTTGGATGCGTCAGAGGTGCTTTATTGCAGGAGATAGAAGATTTAAAGAATATGGTATAATGTTGGATGAACTACTTGAAGGAATGGAGTATACTCCCAGTAGATATTGATTATGACTTACGATACAGTTTTCATCTCTGATGTTCATTTAGGAACACCTAGATGTAATACTCAAAAATTTTACAAGTTCCTCAAAGAACTAAAAACAAAAAAGTTAGTGATGGTGGGTGATATTATTGACATCTACTGTATGGAAAAATATAATACTCGTTGGACAAAGGAACATACAGAGTGTGTTCACCAGATTCTAAACCTAGTCAAGAAAGGTACGGAAGTCATTTATATTCTTGGAAATCACGAAGGTCAGATTCGTCGCTATTGTGATTTCAAACATAAGAACTTCCAAATGGTGGATGAATATGTTCATGAAGATTCGAATGGAAATAAGTTTCTTTGTATTCACGGTGATAAGTATTCTGAGTATTCTTCTGGGTCTTGGAAACAACTTATCTTCAACAAAGGATATGAGATTATTACGCCTTTGAGTTTGTGGTTAGAACGATTCTTCCGATTTTCTTTGGTTTATGCTTTAAAGAACAGTGTGAGGGGAAAGAACTATATCAATCAATACGAAACTGATATTGCTTCTTTTTGTGTCCAAAGAGATAAGAAATATGATGGGGTTATTTGTGGACACATTCATTCTGGAAATATTCGTAACTTTGGAAAGATTACTTATATGTGTTGTGGAGATTTTGTAGATACTTGCTCTGCGATTGTGGAGAAGAATGGAATTTATTCACTTGAAAAATACTAATGATTACAACTGAAACACCATACAAACTCGCAGAAATTATCAGAGATACCTGGCCAAATCTTTACAGACCAGCAAAAGAAACCTATAATACAAAGAGTAAGACAAAAAAGAATGTATGATTATTGGGTGGTGATAGATAAAACCACAGGTAGAGTAATTGCTCATTGCGGTGAAGAAAATGATGCACTTGCAATGATTGGTTTTGATCCAGACAAAAGAATTTATCGAAAGCAAAAATTCATCATGGATCAAGTAATTACAGTTACATCAACAACAGATAAACAACTTCCTGGACAACAGGGATTGCCTGCTGCAAAAGAAGAACTTCCACCCATAGAACTTCAGCAGCAAGTATGGTTACCTGAAGGACAAGGAGTTCCATTTAACGCTAAATAACTTTCAGTTTTATAAAGAATTATGAAGTTTACGGTTTATTCAAAAGATGGTTGCCCATATTGCACAAAAGTTCAACAGGTGCTAGAGTTGGCACAACTACAACATGTAGTTTATAAATTGAATAATGATTTTACTCGCGAAGAATTCTATGCAGAATTTGGAAATGGTTCTACATTTCCTCAAGTAATCGTTGATGATAAGCACATTGGTGGTTGCTCTGATACAGTTCAATATCTACAGGAGCAAAAACTAGTTTAATGGATAATAATCTTTACGAAGTTTGTAACGACGTAGAAAAAGCAATTGATTATGCTTTCAATGGGCAATTTGTTTTAAGTTTTTATGACTATCTAAAAGTTCGTGGAACAAAAAGAGTGGAGGTTGAACAGTTTATTGAAAGTTCTACTGCAAATGAAATTAACAATCTTGTAATGGACTTGGACGATTATCTTGAAGGTGGATCAGATGAAATTCATAAACAACTTCGCGAGGGATATGGACATATTCCAAAACCACAAGCGAGAAAAATAAGAAATTACCTATATGGTATTCTTGAAGATGCTTGGAGATACAATCATGACAAAAGGCCAGGAAGGAGAAAAAAGCAAACTAAATAAAAATGAACTCCAAATCAATCGGGGTGTTGAACTATTATTACGCAATAGGAGGAGAAGATCAGAAAAACCAAAAACTTTTCAAGTGAAGTTTGGTAAAATGATCTCTCTTTTTCGTAGAGAGTTTCATTTCTTTATTGATTTTCACTTTGATATTAGGAAAAAATAAACTCTCTGGAGAAAAAAATGGAACTATCAATCATTTTGACTTTTTCAATTTTATTTTGCGTAATGTTCCTTTTCATTGGTCTTATTGGTGGGTGGATATTTAAACAATATCAAGTAGAAAGAATTTATGGAATTCAAAATATTCATCCAGAATTTCTTGATAGTAACGGAAATATAATCCCTGATGAAGTATTAGCTGTTCGTTTTGAAGAAGGATTTTTTGAAGATGAATACTATGATGAAGATCTTGATGAAGATTGATAAATAAAAAAAATTCTGATATAATAAGTCTGACTTGCATTAAAAAAAAATTATGACTACAACAAAACTAAAATCCACGAATACAATTGAAGTTTTACCTACAAATCCATTTATTTTTGAAGTTTTGAATTTGGCATCTAAACAGAAATCAAATGCAAAAAAAGTAGAAGTATTGCAAAAATATGAAGATCCTTCTATAAAAACTGTTTTGATTTGGAATTTTGACGAATCTATAATTTCTCTCCTTCCTATAGGTGAAGTTCCTTATGCTAGTACTGGAGAGCAAA